CTAATAACATAATTTGTTGCTATTGTACCTGGCAAATAAGCCGAGGTAGAAGCTCCATCATAAATCATATTATGAGCAACGGGAGCTGCAGGAAAAACGCAATAAGGAGGAAAATCCACACTCATAGCGCCATTGTCGCTTGTAGAAGTAACAGAACCTGTATTGACCATACTAGCCATTACAGTAGTTCTAGTCACATAATCTGTAGAAGCTCTGAGCAAAGGAACTCTATTCTCATAGCCATAAGTCATAAAAACAACTAATGGACTAGTGAGAGTTCGAAGAGCAGTTTGAAATGTCAAACGAACTCCTCCTCTCATCAGAGCATATAATGGCACTACTGAACCTAATATATCAGTTTGTTGATTAGGAAAGGTCCCAGTGCTATTTGTAGCAGAGATAGAGTGTGCAACACCTCTACCAGTTGTAGAAGTCTCACACAAATTGTATCCTCCAGCCTTAATCAATTGAGAAAGAGATTCTATAGGTTCACCCATAGTCATAGCAGCAATAGTATAATCCTTAGATGGTGTAGTAGATGATCCAATATTTGTAACTTCAATTGCACAAGGATCAACTTCAGTACCAGACTGGAATGTCGTAGCCGCGTTGCAAGCTATCATTCTTCTATTGGAACGTACCGCGAACTGGGCATCATCGCCCATACATGCCTCTACGAGAATTTTCATAGAAGCTAAAGTAGTAGAGCTTGCTCCAGTAGCCAAACTATCAATTACAAATATATCTAAATTTCCCATACCTTCATTAGCCAAAGTACTTTGCCAGTACTTATCACTAACGTATGGTATAGTCAACTCGACTAAATTGCCAGACCTTATATCTACTATCTCCCTAAGCAGATAATCAGTATTGTCATAAGACGAAGTTGTACCATTGGGATTGTAAGCAAAAGCTAATCTCCCGATATGAAATTCAGTTTTTGCTAAATAAATTCTCAACTTAATTGAACCCCGCCAATATTGAAATTGACGGGATAAGTAACAGGATGGTGTCATAAAGAAATAATTGCCTCCTGAAGTGGAAGCAACTACTGAACTCCAAGACAATGGATTAAGAGCGAAGGTGGCTATCTTTGATTCATCCGCATCTGTAGAAAGCCAAGTATATTCAGAAACAAATGAGTAAATTCCTTTGATAAAGTCAATACTCATTTCATCTTTATCTGAACCCGAAAATCCCAATGCAGGAGATAGTTTATTAGACAAAGCTAAAGACAATGGTTCCGCAGTGGAATGCTTATCATAAGTTGTCAAATATGGTGTAGAAGATATAAAGGCTCTATGAGGAGGAGAAACAACTCTAGGAGCTGAATAACCCCACACATATGCTGCCTTAGAAATAGCATCGGTAACCCACGAAATAGGAGAGGTAAAGGAAGATAATAAAGGTATAGTACTCAAAGCTGATGTAACATCAGCTACTAATCTGAAACCTTTAGAAATTGGCCTATTAGATTCTTCCTCTTCTGTCATTACATCCTTCTTTTTATTAATACGCTTAATAGCACCAGCTTGAAAATAAGTTCTTGCTATTGGTTTTAGATCAAGATCTAAAACTGGAGATTGTGGAACAGCATTTCCGAAGAATTCAATATTCTTCAAAGATTGGAAAACTGTAATCCTCAAGTCTCCAGCTGGGCTAACATCAACATTATTGTACTGAGAATAAATGTATAACATAAGTAAACCTGGTGAACCCTGTCTTGAAGTAGCATAGGGTGTCAATTTTTGGAATGGATAAGCAGAAACCCATGGAACATTTAAAGTAACTGAACTATCACAATTGATATCAGCTTTAACATGTTTCATTTGGCTCGCTTGCATTCTTGAATTGGTATACATTCTAAAGAAAGTATCACTGGAATTTGTCCCGCCACCGGGACAGAATGACATCATAAGAAGACCCTGAGCAAACCTGGAGCCATTTATTTTGAGAGTAAATTCAGAATCGTACTTAATGCCATAAATACCCTTCAATTTATCTTTCCAAATATCATTTGAAGTGGAAGACACATAAATGAGTTTTCCTATATCCAAATTGGCAAGTACAGAGGGACCTGTACCTGGAGTAATATTAACATCAATAACAACTCTGGGCTTGTTCATAAAATCAGAGATATCTTGATATTGAGATTGATCTGTGGATAACGAACTCTTCGGCAAAGTCATGTACTTAGCTGGTGACACAACTTCGACAGTTCCATTATCCACCCAGTGAGTAGTTCCAGATTGATCCAGATTAGAAGAAGTTTTAACTGAATCAGTTTGTATATCTGAAGAAGCATCATTATTAGAGCTATCTCCAGATTGAAAATAAATATTAGGTTGCCTATAATTTAGGGAGTCAGTCCCCTCTAGGCATAAAGGGCGATACTCATCATTTAAAATAATATTGTTGTTTTTCATAATTTTCATAAGTGAATAAATGTATATATACAAAATAATTGAAACTAATTAGTAAGAAGTATTATTATTAATAATAATACTCCATGGACATAACCTTCGCGACATTGGAAAAGTAGTCATAATCGAACACAAATCCAGGATAGACAAATTTCACATGTGGTCTAATTAATTCAACAAAGCATTTGAAATCACTCTCCCCCCAAAGAGAGAATTCCCTAAGGGCAAAGTGTATATTATCAATACAAATTGAATCTGACGAATGTGTTTTCGTCCAGCCTGGCGTGGTCTTGATAACATCTTTATCCAAAGCACCAACGTACACACCAGTAACGGGACAAAATATAAATGATCTCTTTAGAAAAGTAATATCTTGTATTGTTCGCAAATTATCAACAAAATCCTTCTTTTTATCTGAAGTATAGACTAAATCTAAATCCTTCATGTAATCTTGAACGATTTTCTCATTAAAGCAATCCTTCTTGGCATGGGATACACTACCATTAACATCATCACCAAACGTTGCCAAATAGACATGATCATCAAATTCCAGTAAACTGGAAAAATCCATATGGTGAACTCGTAACCAACAATAGCGAAAAGCCAATAAATTATAGATCGAATTAACGAGAACTGTCATTGGATGTCCACTGGGCAAAGAGGAATGCCACTCGTAAACATGATTTTGATGAATATGACGCGATTGAACTAGTTCAAGCCAAAGTAAAC